ATTTATCCGGACATAGTTTTACAGGAACTATAAAAAAACATGTCGGAGCATCTTTAACTGCTACTGATTGTGTCAGTGTTGGTTTTGATACTTCTGGAGCGGCTTCTGGTATAGTAACAGCAAAAGTTATCTCTGGAGTAACAACGAACTTTGATAAGAACAACTCAAGATACACTTATGAAGTTATTGCAACATCAGGGTCTGGTTACAAAAGAAAACTTGTGAATGGGGATGTCAATGTAAATGTTGGAATAACTGATAACGGAGAAGTAATAGGATTAGATATTAAGTGTATTGCTGTTCTCGATGAATCTGATGGAAGCGGTGGACCAAGTTTGGCAGCATATAATGATTTTTATGCATCATTCCCTAATAGGAAAATTTTCATCTTACAACCTCTTGCTGGTTCTGCAAATACAACAAGGGTTATGCGTGCAGAAATTCAGGCAATTTTTAATGATCAAGCAAATGGATTTGGAACTAGTGGTCCATTAGTTCAACGTGTAAATAGAGATGATGGTGTTGAGGCAAATAGATCAGATTGGTTTTCTATTGTTGGTCTTCAAACTGGAGTTGATACGGAAGTTGCTTTATTTGTTGATGTATCTGGAAGTATGACTTTATCAACAGTTCAAGAATCATTTGACCTTTTTAATGAAAGATGCACTACTGCTGGAATTGGAGTTAGAACAGAAACAAACTCAAACGAAGATTGGGTAGAACCATTCACTGGTCTCATATTAGAAGATTAAAATGACAATCGCAAAGTTAGCAAATATTAAAACAATTAATGAGGATTTAGTAATTCCAAGAGGAGTGGATTATCAGCAATTGTTTACTATCATTGATAGAGATGATAATGCAGCATTTGATTTTACGGGAATTACTTCTTTTGCAGTATCATCAAAGGTAAAGCAGTATCCCGATGATGTTAGTTTTGCATGCACGTTTACTGCGAATGTTTCTAGCCCATCAACGGGTGTGGTTAAATTAACACTAACCGATACTCAAGTCAATACTTTAAGTGTTGGGAGATATTTTTATGATGTTGTTGCGACTTTAGAAAATAAACCAAGTGCAGATGTGGTTGGAGATCTACATACTATTAGGTTGGCACAAGGTCAAATAATAGTAGAATAAATACTATCAAGGAACTAGTGTATACATGGCTCAACCAGCAAGTAGAACTGACTTAGTAAATTATTGTAAAAGACAACTGGGAGCACCAGTTTTAGAAATCAACGTTGCTGATGAGCAAATTGATGACTTAATAGATGATGCCCTTCAATATTTTCAAGAGAGACACTTTGATGGTGTAGTTCAAACATATTTGAAATATAAAATAACACAAGGAGATATTGATAGAGGAAGAACAAGGGGGGATAATAAAACTGTTGGTATTGTAACAACAACTGCAGATTCAACTATAGATGGTTCTACAGTTACATTTTCTTTTGAAGAAAACAGCAACTATCTCCAAGTTCCCCCACAAGTTATTGGAATAAACAAAATATTCAGATATGATGGTTCACAAACTGTGACCAACAATATGTTTAGTGTGAAATATCAAATGTTCTTAAATGATATGTACTATTTCAGTTCTACTGAGATATTGACATATGCCATGACAAAAAGATATCTTGAGGATATGGACTTTGCGTTAAACACAGAGAAGCAAATAAGATTTAATCAAAGACAGGATAGACTTTACCTAGATGTTGATTGGGGAGATGTCACAAAGGATGATTATCTTATTATTGATTGTTATAGATTGTTAGATCCAGATACATTTACTAGGGTTTGGAATGATTCATTCCTTAAAAGATATGTCACTCAACTTATTAAACGGCAGTGGGGGCAAAATTTATTAAAGTTCCAAGGTGTCAAACTTCCCGGTGGAATTGAATTGAATGGCAGGCAGATATATGATGATGCTCAAAAAGAATTGGATGTTATTAGAGAGATTATGTCAAACACTTATGAACTTCCACCACTTGACATGATCGGTTAATTTCATGCTTAATCCATTTTTCCAGCAAGGGGCAAGGTCCGAGCAAAGTTTAATACAAGATCTTATCAATGAACAGTTGAGGATGTATGGTGTTGAAGTGCATTATCTTCCTAGAAAATATCTGACCACTAATACAGTCATCAGGGAGGTGATACAATCTAAATTTGATGATGCATATCCAATCGAGGCATACATAGATAATTTTGATGGGTATAATGATAATGCGACGATACTATCAAAGTTTGGGATACAGCAGCAGCAAGAACTTAATATAATTATTTCAAAGGAAAGATTTGAGACATACATATCTCCTTTGATAAAGGATGAGGAGAATATAAAGTTATCTACAAGACCAAAAGAAGGAGATTTAATTTACTTTCCTCTTGGTGATAGACTTTTTGAGATCAAATTTGTTGAGCATGAAAAACCATTTTATCAGTTACAAAAGAATTATGTTTATGAACTAAGATGCGAACTCTTCAGATTTGAGGATGAAGTTATTGATACAGGTGTTGATGATATTGATGATATTCTTGTAGGCGGTGATACCGATGGATTAGCAGATGGAAGTGATGGAACAATTAGTACAATTCTTGGAAATACACAAACTCTTACTCTTGTAGGAACTGGTGTAACCGCAACAGCAGTAGCTGGTATTATCACTGCTGGCGGAATTAGAACTATCACCATCTCAAACAGGGGTGGTGGATATGCATCAGTTCCAAGAGTTGCTATATCGTCTGCTCCTGCTGGTGGAATTACTGGTATCGCAACAGCTGTTTTAATTGGTGGAATTAATGTATGTAATTTGAGTGCTAATCCTGCGGCAAGATCAGTTCAGAATGTTGACATTGTAAATCCAGGATCTGGATATACTGTTGCCCCTGGAGTACAATTTATTGGTGGTGGAGGTGCTGGTGCTGCTGCCACTGCTACAATTAATGATGGGGTTGTTGGTCTAGTAACCATTACTTCTGGTGGTGGTGGATATACTTCACCACCAGTCATATCATTTACCAATGAGGTATTCCTGTCTGGTGTAACCACTGTATCTGCCGCTGCAACAGCGATTGTAAGTTCTGCAGGTACAATCAGTGCTATTAACTTTACTACCGCTGGTGCCGGTTACAGCACCGCTCCTACGGTTGTTATTGCTAACCCAGACCTTGATTCTACAGGAGATTTTGTATTCAATGAGATTGTGACAGGATCTAGTAGTAATTCAACTGGTAGGGTCAGAGTTTGGAACTCTGCAACCAGTCTACTAGAACTTGCAAATGTCACTGGAGAATTCACAATCGGAGAGAATATCGTTGGTTCTACTTCTGGTGCATCTCATGAACTTAGAAAAGTTGATATTAACCCAGCTGATGATGGTTTTGCTGATAATCTATCCTTAGAAAATGAAGCAGATGCTATTATAGACTTTAGCGAACAGAACCCATTTGGTACTCCCTAAATAATATTACTCTATTGTAGCGTAATTCCATAGGGATCAAACATGTTTGAATATTTTTATAACGAAATTTTGAGGAGGACCATCATATCCTTTGGTACTCTTTTTAATGCTATAACCATCAAACAAACTAATGCCTCTGATGATATAGTCAACACTGTTAGGGTTCCTTTGGCTTATGGTCCTACTCAAAAATTTCTGGCAAGACTTGAGCAATCGCCAGATTTGAGTAAATCTGTAGCAATGTCATTGCCAAGAATGTCATTTGAATTTACTGGATTAACATATGATGGTTCGAGAAAGGTATCTACAACACAACAATATACTGTAAAAGATCCAGATAATGGAGAGGAAAGTAAGAAGATATTCATGCCAGTTCCATATAATATGCAATTTGAACTGAGCATTATGTCAAAATTAAATGATGATGTATTACAAATTGTAGAACAAATTTTACCATATTTTCAACCATCATATAATTTAACTGTAGAGTTAGTAGAATCAATACAAGAAAAACGTGATATTCCAATAGTCCTTGAGAACATCACCATGCAAGATGATTATGATGGAGATTTTACAACAAGGAGAGTTCTTCTTTATACTTTAAGATTTACTGCAAAAACGTATCTGTTTGGTCCTGCTACATCTGCGACCAAGGATATTATCAAGAAATCTACTGTCAGTTATCTTACTGGAACAGATTTAACTAACGCAACAAGAGAACTTAGTTATTCTACTGTTCCAAGAGCAATTAAAAATTATACCGGAGATGCTGCTACAACAGTTTCAGTAGACGCTACTAAGACTGCCAAGTTGATTGAGGTTGAGGATGTAAGTGGTCTAACTGCTAAATCTTATATTGCCATCGATGATGAAGAACTATTCATCAAATCAATTACTGGTAATAAACTCACCGTTCTTAGAGCACGGGATAAGACAACCGCAACAGAGCATCTTAGGGGTGCTGAAATATATGTGATCAATACTGCGGATAATGCCTTGATCGCAGAAGGTGATGACTTTGGATTTAGTGGTACAATAACATGACAAATAAATTTGAAAGTTTAAATAATGAGTTCAATGTCAAGGGAGACATTGTGCAACCTGAAGTTGTTAATGGTAAAATTCAAAAAGTAAAGGAAACCTCAGATGACATTAAAAAAGATTATGATTACACACGAGGCAATCTTTATAGTATAATTGAAAAAGGACAAGAAGCAATCAATGGTATTTTAGAACTTGCACAAGAAAGTGAAATGCCTAGAGCATATGAAGTTGCAGGTCAATTGATTAAAAATGTTGCTGACGCTACAGACAAATTGATGGACCTTCAGAAAAAACTGAAGGATGTTGAAGAAGAAAAACAATCTCGCGGGCCCTCTACTGTTAATAACGCATTATTTGTTGGTTCCACAGCAGAAC